ACCCTCACCGTGCTGCGGCTGATCGAGGAGACACCGTGACTACCGACATCTACGGCCCCAACACCATCGCCGTGGCCGCCTTCATCGAGCGCCTGCGGACGCTCACCCCGGAACAAGCGGACCGACTCGCCGCCGCATGGGACGCCGCCGCAGACGCCGCATTCGCGCTCGTCGTCCGTGACCGCATCAGCCCGGAGCAGTTCGCCACCCTCGTCGCCCCGTTCGTGGATGCGGGCTTCGGGGAGTGGCTGGAGGAGATACCCGCATGACCGCACACGTCGCCATGAGCATCGACACGGCCACCCGCATCGAGAGTCACTTCGTGGACGGCTCGGCGCCACCCATCGGGGTCGTCAACTTTGACCATGACGTGGCGATCTACATCTACTCCGAGGACACCCGTCGCCGCCTGTTGGCCGCGATCGAGGCGATCCACCTCCTCGCGGTCACCGAGGGCGAGGCGCGGGCGATGGACGGCAACCGATGATCGCCATCCCGACCGAGGAGGAGCCGGAGGTCTGCGCCATCTGCGACGGGGAGATCGAGGAGGACGCCGATCGCGCGTGGTCCCCCATCTTCGACGGCCCCGTCCACGTCGAGTGCTGGAACCTCTGGCGCGAGTCATGAGCGGCTGCTACGTCCGCGTCGGCAAGCTCACCCCGTGGGCCGAGGGGATGCTCTCCCGCGCGGAGGTCATCCTCGTCCGCAAGTCCAAGGTCACGAGCGTCAGCGGCAAGTCGGCCCGTGGGCCGTGGAAGGCCGTGGGGCCGGGTGGGACCTGCGAGGGGCCGCATATCCGTCAGGTCATCAACGCAGCAGCAGGGGAGACACTGGTATGAGCGACTACGGGCCGCTCGCGGCGGCGCTTGCGAAGGCGCAGGCAGCCTTTCCGCCCATCTCACGGGACAGGGAAGTCACCGTGCAGATGAAGACCGGCGGATCGTACAAGTTCAAGTACGCGCCGCTTGACTCCCTCCTCTCGGCCGTCCGGGTGCCGCTCGCGGCCAACGGGCTGGCCATCGTGCAACTGCTCGATGAGGACGTGCTCGTCACGTCCCTCCTCCACGAGAGTGGCGCGATCCTGTCCGGTCGGACACCAATCCCGGCCACGGAAGGCGTACAGGCCTATGGCTCCGCGATCACCTACCTCCGGCGATACAGCATCCAGGCATTGCTCGGCATCGCTGCCGAGGAAGACGACGACGGCAACCAGGCCGCTGGCAACCGGGCGACATTCTCCGCGCGGCAGCAGGCGACGACGCCCGCCCATGTCTCGATCCCGCAGCCCGCGCAGATCACGGGCACCGTGTCCTATGGCACCTCGAACCAGTCGGACGGCAACCTCCGCGAGACACCGGACGGCTGGGCGCTCGGCTTCAACCTCACCACCGGACCGAAGGCGTGGGTACGGGTGCTGGTGGAGGGCGACCTTGCGCTCGCGCTGGCGGGGATGAGCGGGGCGCTCCGCCCCGGCCTCGGGCTCCGCATCCACGGCACGGTGGAGAAGGTGGAGGATCAGGTGAAGGATCGCGTCGTGCGCTATGAGCGGATCACCGCCGAACGGATCACCGCCGACGAATGGGAGCTCCCCCGGCCACAGGCACCGTCCGTCGCCCTGTTCGATGAGTCCGAACTGGATGCGGCATTGGAGCGGCTGCCATGAGCGCCTGCCACGTCTGTACCCGCTGCGGGGGCAAGGGCACCACGTGGACCGGGCGCGATGTCATCCCCTGCCCTGTCTGTGGCGGGACGGGATCGGGGCTCCGGCGATGACGCAAGCCGACCGACTCCTGCGCTGGATCCGCGCCAACCCCGGCACGTCCTCGCTCGAGATCACCGTAGCCCTCGGGATCGTCAACACGACCGGGAGGATCAGCGACATCAGGGCCGCGGGTCACGTCATCGAAGCCAAGCGGGACCGGGACGGCGTGTTCCGGTACTGGCTCGTCACCGAGGGCCAACTGGCGCTCGCGCTATGACCGGCCTGCCGGATCCGTTGTGCATGACCCCGGACGAACTGGCGGGCTGGCACGCGGCCAACGATCTGCTCAGTGCCCGGCAGCCGAGCCGTGATCCTTGCTCGGACTGCCTCGTGGCGTTCGCCCGCGACATGATGGCCGAGGGCCGCTGCAACGGCATACCGGGACTGGGCCGCAAGCCGCGCGCGGAACCGCCGCATCCAGCGTGGCGGGAACGGAACCGGCTGGACTACTTCGCCCGGCGACTCGGGGATATGGGCCTTCCCCGCGAGCACGCGCGGGTGGTAGCGTAGTGGCACGCGGGCTTGGCTACGTCTCCCCGGCTTGGTGGAGTCCGCGCAATGATGCAACGGGGCTGGGCTGCGGACCGCAAGCCTGCGCCCGGCCCCGCTGCTCTCCTGGCCCAGGTTGGGCCGAGCTTGCGGAGGATTGAGCACATGAGCAGGGACGATGGGTTCCCGATCGTGGACCTCTCGACCGACTTTCTCAATGACCCGAAGTGGCGGCGCCTATGCCGTGCGAGCCCTGACTTGTTCCCTCCCTCGGTCGTGGCATACACGGCCGTGCTCTGTGAGAGCTGGAAGGCCGGGCGGCGCGTGACGATCGAGGATGCCTGGCCGTCGATCCTGCCCTATGACGCGGCGATCGTCGCGGCGCTCCGCGCCGTCACGTTCATTGACCGCCGTGGCATGATCGCCACCCACAGTTGGGATGGCTGGTTCGGGCCAGCCTATCGCCGTCGGGAAGCGGCGCGGGCCGCCGGTCGGGATGGGAACGCGCGGCGATGGGGTAGCGATCGGGTGGCGATCGGGTCGGGATCGGGTGCCGATCCCCGTTCCTATCCTTCCGTTCCTTCCGGGCCTACCGTACCGTCAAAGAAGAACGGTATACCTATCAACGGGCCGGCGGAGGCTGGAGGGTTCCCGCCCATGAGGCCCGGAAAGTGAAGACGTACAGCCGGGCTGTCTGGGAGGAAGCGCAAGCCGCGTGGGAGGCCGGGGAGTTCTCCGACGAATGGAAGCAGGTACGCCATGAGGCCGCGATGAAGGGGATGCTGTTCCCGCCGTCCGGGTCGAAGTGGGACTCGTGGGGCGACGACGATCCCTCCGAACGGGCCATGCTGATCCGGGCGCTCCGGGAGACGCCGAACGTGCTCAACCGGGCCATTCAGGCGCGGTCGTCATGGGCGGGCGTCGTCGCCTACGTCGTGCGGCAGCGGGACGATTGGAGCGCCGAGCAGGAACGGATCGCCCGCAGCGAACCCGCCGAGGAATCGCCCGATAGCCGCGAGGCGACCGTCATCCTGAAGCGCGTTCTGGATCGGATCGGCAACTCATGAAGGGGAGACAAATGGACTACGCGACCTTTCTGGCGTCGAAGCGCCTGACCGTTGAAATGCACGGTCCGAAGATTGACCCCGGAGCGGTGCATCCGCTGCTCTTCCCGTTTCAGCGGGACCTCGTGACGTGGGCCGTTCGCAAGGGTCGGGCGGCGCTGTGCGCTGACACCGGGCTCGGAAAGACGCTCATGCAACTCGAATGGGCACGCCTGATCGGGGCGGAGCGAACGCTGATCGTCGCCCCGCTGTCCGTCGCTCGACAGACAGTCCGCGAGGCAGAGAAGATCGGCCTCCGTGTCCACTACACGCGGGGCGATCTGTTCGATGGTCTCTCGATCACGAACTATGAAATGCTCGAACACTTTGACCCGGCTAGTTATGGCGCGGTCGTGCTGGATGAGTCGAGCATCCTGAAGGCGCTGGACGGCAAGACGCGGCGGCGGCTAACGGAGATGTTCGCTGTGACGCCATATCGACTCTGTTGCACGGCCACTCCAGCTCCGAACGACATCTCGGAGATCGGCAATCATTCCGAGTTCCTTGGTGTGCTGGCGCACCACGAAATGCTCTCGGCGTTCTTCGTCCATGGCTCGCTCGGGGAAGGGGAAAAGGACGGCTGGCGGCTGAAAGGCCATGCCGAGGACGCGTTCTATCGCTGGCTCGCATCCTGGGGGATGGCGATCCGCAAGCCGTCCGACCTCGGCTATGCCGATGACGGGTTCGCGCTCCCGCCGCTGACCATTCGCCCGGAGTTCGTGACCGCCGAATACGTCCCGGAGGGGCAACTGTTCTTCGCCGGTCTGAAAGGCGTCACGGATCGTGCGGCGGTCCGAAGAACGACGCTGGACGATCGCGTGGCCCGCGCCGCCGCGATCGTCAATGCCTCTACGGATCAGTGGATCGTCTGGCACGGGCTGAACCGGGAGGGGGACGAACTCCTGAAGGCCATTCCCGGAGCGGTGCTGGTCGAGGGATCGCAGTCACCAGAGGAAAAGGCGTCGGCGCTGGAAGCGTTTCAGGATGGCGCGTTCCGCGTCTTGCTCACGAAACCCTCCATCGCCGGGTTCGGCATGAACTTCCAGAACGCGCACCGGATGGCGTTCGTCGGGCTCTCTGACTCGTGGGAGTCGTACTACCAGGCGATCCGTCGATGCTGGCGGTTCGGCCAAGCGCAGCCGGTGGAGGTCGCGATCGTGCTCTCGGATGCTGAGGCCGCGATCTATGAGAACGTCATGGGCAAGGAACGGGAGGCTCTACGGATGCAAGCACGGCTGATCGAACATGTGGCCGCGTTCGAGCGCGACGAACTGACTGGCAAGGAAGACACCTTCATCTACGAAACCGAGACGATCGTGCGGCCTGAGTGGACGATGATGCTCGGGGATTCCGCCGAGCGTATCCGCGAGATCGCCGACGCCTCGGTGGACCTGTCCGTCTTCTCCCCGCCCTTTCTCAGCCTGTTCACGTACTCGCCCTCCGAGCGGGACATTGGCAACGCCCGGAACGACGCGGAGTTCTGGACGCATTTCGGCTATCTGATCGATGACCTGTTCCGGGTGACGAAGCCGGGCCGCAACTGCGCCGTCCACGTCCAGCAAGTCCCGACCACGATGGCACACGACGGCGTGACCGGGATGAAGGACTTTCGAGGCGACACGATCCGAGCGTTCATCGCGCACGGGTTCGTGTTTCACGGCGAGGTGACGATCGACAAGGATCCGCAGGCGCAGGCGATCAGGACGAAGGCCAAGGGCCTCCTGTTCGTCCAGAAGGCTCGGGACCGGTCGTGGCTCCGCCCTGCCTTTGCCGATTACATCCTCGTCTTCCGCAAGCCTGGCGAGAACGCCGTCCCGATCCTGAACGATGACGTAAGCAACGACGAATGGATCGAATGGGCGCGACCGATCTGGTACGGCATCCGTGAGTCGCGGACGCTCAACGCGGCCGAGGCGCGGGACGAGAAAGATGAACGGCACATCGCGGCGCTCCAACTCGAGACCGTCCGCCGCTGCATCAAGCTCTGGTCGCAACCGGGCGAACTCGTGCTCGATCCGTTCGCCGGCATCGGCACCACGGGCTATGTCGCACTCCAGAATGGCCGACGGTTCGTCGGCTGCGAGTTGAAACGGTCCTACTTTGAGGCGGCGTGTCGGAACATCGAACGGGCCTCGAACGTGATCACGCTCGGGCTCGACTTGGACTGACGGGTATTGCGCTCGGTATCGGAGGCGCGTAGGATGCGGCTCATGGGAACATCCTCCTCCCTGAGCGTCACGACTGATCCCGCCGACCCGCGTCTGACGCGCGGCGCCGACACGGGACCCGCGGCGCAGGCCGAGGTCTACCTCGTGCTCTCCGAGGAGGAACGGGCCAAGGGCTGGGTCCGCCCCTACCGGGATGCCTACCGGCACGTCGGCGCGCGCCCGGTTCACCCGACTCGTGACCTGACGAACGAACAGGTCGAGCAATACGCGGGCAAGGGCTATGGCTATGTCGCCTACGAGCCTTACCCCGACGGCGGCGACATCGTCGGTCGGTATTGGACCGCAGCCCAACTGGCGTCGGGCTGCGGGGCGGTCACCACGATGGGCCGCGCGCTCTCCGAGACCTACGCTCGTGACCCGGGGTTCTACGGGGCGACGTTCTGCGTCGCCTGCTCGATGCACCGCCCGGTCGAGGAGTTCGTCTGGGTTGCCGATGGCACCGTGGTTGGCGCCTGAATGGCCGCCGAGCTCGCCTACGTCATCGGACTGATCGAGGGCATGGTGCTCGGTGCCACCCTCGCCCTCCTCGCCGACCGTTGGATCCTCCAGCCGACCGTGCGCGGCCTGCGCCATGTCACCCGTCGGCGACATGGCCGGTCGTGATGGCCCCCCGGATGATCCGACCCTCTACCGGCAGCCCCGGACGATTGCGGGTCTCGCCCTCGTCGGCCTCGTCATGGCGCTCGCCCTCATCCATGCCCTCCAGCGGACCGCGCCGGACCCGATCGAGCTCGGCCTCTTCCTCGGCGCGGCGCTCCTGCTCTTCGGGATCCGGGATCGGCTGAGATGACCGCCCCGCTCCTCCAGGGCCGCAAGCTCCCGGTCAACGACTTCGAGGGCGACGACGCCACCCCGGGTGCCAAGGGCAAGTGGGTCACCTGCGTCGATTCGAGCGGCGGGCGCGCGGTGGCCTTCGCGACGAATGGCCGGGTGGACAAGGACGGCACGGTCTACCGCGCGGCGTTGCCGACGCCCGACCCTGACGGGATCCGGTACGACCAGCTCGCCGAAGCCATCCACAAGGTGGCCGGGCTCGGGCTCGCCATCCCGACCGGCTGGGACTTGGCCGATGTCGAGGCCCACCTGACCCCGACGGCGACGCATAAGAGCCCCGGCCTCATCGTCATCGGCCAGTACGACCGCATCCTGCCCAACCACCGCAGCCAGGCCGGGGATGCCGCCTTCCGGCACGGGATGTGGTTCAGCCACCGGAGCCTGACCGGCTACGGCGGCAAGCCCGGTGCCCGCATGTGGGACGCGCTCGACAAGGGCAAGGGCCATGGCCGCTGGATCAGCGAGGCCGAGTTCCGCGCATTCGTGGCGAGCGAGGGCTACCTCGTCGCCTACGTCCCGCTCCAGCCACTCTGAAAGGAGGCACCGCATGGGCACCATCCTCGGTCGCGAACCGATCCTCATCTACGGGCTCGTCCAGACGGCGATCACCCTCGCCGTGACGTTCGGCCTGCATCTGACGGTGGAGCAGATCGGGGCGTTGCTCGTGTTCACGGGTGCCGTCCTGTCGGTCATCGTGCGCGGCAAGGTCACCCCGGTCTGACGTGGACGCCTCCTACTTCCGCGTCGGCCAGTCCGCCTGGCACGCCCTCGACGACCGCTCCGACCCCGATGACGAGTCCTACATGGGCTACTGCGGGCGGACCGCGACGGACCCGGTCGAGATCGTGGATCGCATCCCATCCGAGGGTCACCTGTGCGGCAGTTGCGGCCGGGTGATCGCGGCGCGAGCCGATATCGAGTCCTGACATGGGCCGACACTCCAAGATCAGCGAGCCACGGACGGAGGCCGCCCTCCATGCCCTTCGGATGGGGTGTACCCGAGACGCCGCCGCAGGGGTAGCGGGTGTCGGTCGTTCGACGTTCTACCGCTGGCTTGAGGACGGGACGTTTCGGGATGAGGTCGAAAAGGCCGAGCACATGGCCGAGGCGGCCTACACCTACAGCGTCCAGGCAGCGGTCCCGAAGAACTGGCAAGCCGCCGCGTGGTGGCTCGAACGCCGCCGCCATGAGTCCTATGGGCGACGGGATCGGGTAGAGCTCGCGCTCGACCTCAAGGGGCTGGCCGTCAAGATGGCCGCAGCCGATGGCATGGACGCCGACGAGCTGATGGCCGAGGCCGAGCGCATCCTTGCCGTCGGCTAGCCCGACTCTCGCCAAGCTCCCGCCCGATCAGGCCCGGATGGTGCTTGCCCTCGCCGCCGCCCGGATCAAGCAACGGCAGGCGCAGCCCGAGCGCCGTCCGCTGTATGCCCACCAGATACCGCCCCCGCTACCGTGGGCGATCTGGCTCCTGCTCGGCGGCCGTGGGGCGGGCAAGACGGAGGCCGGGGCACGCTACATCGACGGGCACGCCAAGGGACCGGCCTGTCTGGATGGGCATACCCCGCATCGGATGGCGATCGTGGCTCCCTCCCATGATGACGCCGTGAACACCTGTGTTCGGGGTGAGACCGGATTGCTCCAAGCCAACCGTTCGATCCGCTTTCACCCCGGCGCATCATTGACCGCCGATCTGACGTGGCCGAATGGTGCCGAAGCGGCGCTGTTCGGTACCTTTGCGCCCGAGGATGTGGAGCGGTTCCGCGGCCCGCAGCACTGCCTTATCTGGGGTGACGAGTTCGCCGCGTGGCGGAAGCTTGACGATGCCTGGGACATGATGGAATTCGGCCTCCGGCTCGGGCCACACCCGCACATGATCCTGACCACCACCCCGAAGCGGCGGGCGAAACTGCGCGAGATCATGGAACGCCCCGATACCGTCGTGGTCCGGGCGACCACGAATGACAACCCCGGCCTCCCGGCGGATCGGCGCGCGGCGCTGTATGCCCGCTACGGCGGGACGGTGCTCGGACGGCAAGAACTGGACGCGGAGATCATCGAGGACGTAGCCGGCGCGCTCTGGTCCCGGTCCCGGATCGGCTATCGCCCCGAACCGCGGATCGAGGTCGCGGGTGTCCACCGTGCCAACCTTGCCCGCGTCGTGGTCGCCATCGACCCCGCTACCACGTCGGGCGAGGATAGCGACGAGACCGGCATCATCGTGGCGGGGCTCGGGCATGATGCCAGAGGCTACGTGCTGGCCGACCTGACCGCCCGCTGCGGGCCGATCGAGTGGGCGCGGATCGCCATCGCCGCGCTGGCAACCTACGGCGGGGATCGGATCGTGGCCGAGTCCAACCAGGGCGGGGACATGGTGCGCACCGTGCTGGCAGCGGTCGATCCGCTGGCCCCGATCTCGCTGGTGCACGCCTCGCGGGGCAAGCGCACGCGGGCCGAGCCGATCGCCGCGCTATATGAGCAGGGGCGGATCAGCCATGTCGGGCCATTCCCGGAACTCGAGGACCAACTGTGCCAGTACACGGGTGCCCCGAACGAGGATTCGCCCGACCGACTGGACGCGCTAGTATGGGCGCTGTCCGAACTGTTCGGCGTCCAACTCGACGGTCAGTCATGGGGCGTTGGCGGGAAGGTCTGGGGCTCGGCGTGAGGTGGCGATGACGAGCGAATGGAACGGGACGCCGTGGGGCGGTTCCGCCGTCCCCGCCAAGGCCATTACCGGGGCCTACGCCACGCGGGTCGAATACGGCACCTACCTCTCGGCCCTTGCCCGTAGCCCGCAGAAGTCGATGGCGCAGGCGCAGGCGCTCTACCACCAGAACCCGTGGGTACGGACGGCGGAGACGGTCGTGACCCGCCGCGTGGTGGGTCTCGATTGGCACCTCGAGGACGCGAACGACGAGGACATCCCCGACAATGCCCCGGGCATCCCGGGCGAGATCTACCGCCTCCTGGAACGCCCCCAGGCCATGCTCGAAGGCATCGGGCGCAAGATGACCCGGCGCGACATATGGTCGATCACCAGCCGGCATATCGGCCTCTGCGGGATGGCCTACTGGTACCTCGACCAGATGAACGAGAACCGCCTGCCGCTCGGGATCATCTACGTCAACCCGGCGCGGGTATGGTGCGCGACCGACCCCAACGGCAATCTGACCGGCTGGGTACTCGACGCCGCCGACGCCTCGGGACGGGGCGGCACCCCGCTCGCGCTGGACGAGCTGCTGCCGTTCTACCTCGACCCGCCCGATGGTGGGCACTATGGCTCGGGGCTGCTGGAGTCCGTCTGGCAGAAGGCCCAGATCACCACGCTCGCTGACCGCCACGCGGCCTACATCCTCGGGACGGGCGGGCGGCTGCCGGGCATCGTCGCGCCGAAGGAAGGCACCATCCCCGACGAGCAGTACAAGGCGCTCGTCCAGGAGTTCCGCAACGTCAACGAGGCACCCGACGCGGCCAAGCGGACGACGGTGGTGCGCGGCCCCATCGAGTTCATCGACACCAGCGCCGACCCCGCCGCTCTCCAGCTCATCCACCTCAGCAAGATGAACCGCGACGACATCCTCGCGGTGTGGGGCGTGCCGCCGTCGCAAGCCGCCATCCCGCAGCCGACCGGTCTCAACTCCGGCTCGACCAAGGGCTACGACGAGGCGATCCTCATGCAAGGCGCGGTCCACGATCGCGTCGCGGCGATGGTCGAGACCATCCAGTACGGCCTCCTCGACCGCTGGCTGAAGGTCGGCGTGACCGTCGAGCTCGAAGTCGAGGAACCCGAGTTCGATGATGCCACCCCGGCCTACGAGAACGCGCAGCGGGCGCTCAATATCCCGCTCACGAACGCGGAGCGGCGGGCGATCATCGGGCTCGCCCCGCTCGGCGATCCGGTGGTGGACGAGGCGATCCTGCTGCCGCTGAACCTGACCACCTTCGACGGCGCACCGCCACCCGTCGCGCCCAAGCCGCCAGCCCAACCGGGAATGCCGCCGCAGAACATGATGACGCCCATGAAGGCCACGGCCCAGCGGGCGTTCCTCGGACTGCGGGCCAAGATGGAGGCGCGCTGGGTGCCGACCTACCGCAAGGGCGTCCAGGCGGTGCTCCGGGCGCAGATGACCCACGTCGCCGGTCGCATCCGCGAGAAGGGCGAGGCCATCATCCGCAAGCCCGGCGATACGACGCTGTGGTGGGAGCCCAAGGTCGAGGACGAGCGGTTGGCGAAGGTTCTGGCACCGGCCGCGGATGGGGTTGCCACGTCGGTCGCCCGGCAGATCGGGGACCTCCTCGAGACCCCGAAGAAGGCCGCGCCCGTGGCGTATGAGGATGCCGTCGTCTCGTTCGTCGGGAAGCGCACGGCCGCGCGGGTGAAGGACATCAACGCCACCACGCGGGACGCCATCCAGGCAGCGATTGCGACCGGCTTTGACGAGGGGCTGTCACCCTCGCAGATCGGGGACCTGATCGAAGGGCTACCCGCCTTTGACGAGGCACGGGCCGAGCTCGTGGCGCGCACCGAAACGATGCTCGCATACAACGATGCGGCACTCACGTCATATGGCGAGTTCGGGGTGGAGCGCGTCATCGCCTTCGACGGCGATACCGACGAGGAATGCGCCACCCGCGATGGTCAGGAGTTCACGCTGGAGGAGTCCTACGATATCCTCGACCATCCGAACGGGACGCTCGACTGGGCTCCGGTCGTGGGCCGGGCCTACTTCGACGAACCACCCGCCAAGGCCGAGACGCGGCAGCCGGGGTAGCCGCCGGGTATGCGACAGCGCACGGCGCGACCACTACCTGGAACGATGACGAGACGGCCATGCTGTTCCTGCTTGGCGGTCTGTTCTGATGGCGTATAGTGCGCGAGGGGCTGGCGCGTGAACGAGGTACTCATGGTCGGCCCCACCATCGGCAAGTCGGCGAACCCGCTGAAGGCATCCCTGCTCGACGATGACGCCTTCCGCCTGCTCGCCTTCCCGTTCGGCGGCCCCATCCCCCACCCTGCCTATCCCGGCGGGGTGGACGTGGACGGGCAAACCTTCTCTGCACGGACCGACATCAAGGCCGACTGGTTCAGCACGCGGCTGGTGGACTGGTTCCACGGCAACGATCCCCGGTTCGGACGGGCGGTCCTCGGCAAGGCCGTGGACCTCGGGCGGTTCGAGGGCAAGTCCGCCGAACCCGACGAGGACGGCTGGTGGGTCACGGTCTGGCTGAAGCGCGGCGAGGAACGGGTCAACCTCGTCAAGCGCCTCGCAGAGCGGGCCACGATCTATGGATCCAGCGAGACCGGGCCGGGCCTCGGGGCGGTCAAAGCCGTCGATGGCACCGTCCAGCCGTGGCGACGGGATCTCGTGGGTGAGATCGTGGCATGGCCCTACCTGCGCCAGACGCTCGCGGCCATCGCGCAGAACACCTACAGCATCATCCGCCCGCTGAAGGCGACGTTGGAGGACTACCTGTCCGAGAACGAACCGCCCTCGGCGGGCTTCTGGTCCGACCTCGAAAGCGCGATGCGCGACCTCGGGACTGACCTGCGGGCGACCTTGGGCAACGGCCCCGGCGAGCCTTCGGCAAAGTCGGGGCAAGTGCTCTCCCGCATGAACGAGGAAGACCTCCGGGCGGCCTTGGAAGCCGCCAGATCAGCGTTGGATCGGCTGGAAACGGTCGTCCAGCGACAGCCCGACTATGGAGTCAATACCGATGCCTGAGAAGTTCATCATCGAGGGCGTGGGTGCCGAGGGCACCACCGTCGTCCAGCAGATCGGGACGATGGCCCATCGTCTCGAAGAGATCGCCAACGACATGGGCAAGGCCAAGGATGAGGACACCTCGCGCTACCAGGCACTGCGTGACGAGCAGGCCAAGATCGCGACTGACCTCACGGCCCTGAAGGCCAAGCACGACGCCGATGTCCGGGAGACCGAGACGAAGGCGGCGCTCGAACTGGCGTCGGAGTGGCGCGCACGGTTGGCGGATGTCCGCGAGCCGAGCAAGGCGCGCATCATCGGGTCCGGGCAGGGCAAGTCCGCGAGTTACGAGCGCGGCTCGTTCCTCAACGGCGTGCTCTCGGCCGGTTCCAGCGACACCGAGCGGCAGGCACAGGGCAAGGCCACGCTGGCCGCGCTGGCCGAGCGGTTCGGCCCGCAACTGGAGAACGGCACGAAGGCGGCCACGCGCCAGGAGAACTGGGGCAAGTCCACCCTCGGCCTGACCGACGCGACCGGTGGCTGGATCATCCCCAACGCGATCGTGGATGAGTTCATCATCCCGGCCGCGACCTCGAACATCTACCGGAACCTGATGACGGTCGTCAACGGCGTCACTGCCGCCACCATCGACATCCCGTTCCGCATCGCGGCGCGCACCGCGGCGACCGTCATCGCGTGGGGCGACACCAAGGAGAACGTCAACCTCGTGTACAACGGGTACACGGCGACGATGTACACGTTGGCCCGCATCTACGACATCTCCAACCAGTTCCTCCGCCATAGCCAAGGCGCAGCCGAGCAGGACGTCCTGTCGGAGCTCGCCGCGGCCTTCGCGGCTGGTGAGTCCGACTACATCCGCGAGGGCACCGGGTCCTCGCAGCCGTTCGGCTACACCTCCGCCCTGACCAACGGCCCGGCGGCCTTCCGGTCCACCTTCAGCCCCTCGGCGACGACCCTCGCGGGTTCCGTCGCCAAGGCCATCGCGACCTCGGCCGGCGACCTTGCCGGGCGTGGCGTGACCACCGGTGGGCAGGGCCTCTCGGCGGTCCTCTCGGCGGCGCAGTACTGGAACATGTTGTCCCAGGGGACCGACACCGCGGGCTTCTTTTTCAACCCCGCCTCCGGCCCCGAGGCGATCAACGCCCCGGCCGGGACGCTCATCAGCCCGTTCGGCATCCCGGTCTACCCGGATGCGCGCTCGGACCAGCTCGGCACCGCGGCCGTGGTGGACAACCTCATCGTCGGCAACTGGAAGAAGTTCAAGCTCTACTTCGGTGAGTCCTACCGGGTCGATACCTCGGACCAGGGCTCCACGCGGTGGGACCTCAACCTGACCGGCTTCCGCGGTGAGGAGGAGATGGGCTTCGACGCCCGCCCGGCGGTCTACGCCGGCTACTTCCAGATGATCACCGACATCGCCCCGTAACACCCCGAGGGCTCCGCCCTCGACCATATGAGCGCCTCGGCGGTTGTTCAGCCCCTCCGCCGGGGCGCTTCCACGTTTCCGGGGTTGACGCGGGCGCGTACACTGACCGTCGAAAGGGGCTGACATGGACCTCTCCAACGCACTGGGCTTCTGGTGCCGCCCCGGTACCGTGGACGCCAATGCCGTATTCGCCCTGAGGGACGACGAGTACGGCCTGTGGGACCACCAGTGGACGGGCTGGGCAGTCGATGTGGGAGCACAGATCGGCACCGTCGGCATCTCGCTCGCCCTCCACAACGCCGACCTTCGGGTTGTCTGCATCGAAGCCGTCCCCGAGTCCTCCGATATCCTCGAACGCAATATCGCCGCGTTCGGCCTCGAGGATCGCGTCGTGTCCGTCCGGGCATGGGCCGGCGCTCCCGGTGCCCTGAGCGGGACCTGCCATTACGGCTACCGGGGCGGGGACGTGGAGTCGGACGGCTACGTCGCCGCCCATCGGTTCGTCGGCAATACCTGGGTGGACTCCCGCTCGCCCGAGTTCAGCGCGGAACTCCCCGCCGTATCGCTGGATGGCATCCTCGCCGCCTACGGGATCAGCGACGTGGCGATCATGAAGATCGATTGTGAGGGCTGCGAGTGGGACTTCCTCGACACTCCCGCCGTCGCCAAGGTGCATACGATCACGGGCGAGTACCACGGCGGCTACCCCGGCAAGATCCGCCATCAGCCCGTCCCGTGGGCGCGACTACACGCCCTGCTTGATGCCACGCATACCGTGACCGTGGATGAGACGAGCCCCATCGTGGGCGACTTCCGGGCGGTCCGCAGATGAGAGCCCTGATTACGGGTATTACAGGCCAAGACGGGTCGTATCTCGCGGAGTTCCTGCTCGGCAAGGGCTACGAGGTCTATGGCATGACCCGCCGTTCTTCCGTCGCCACGGATGAGCGGATCGCCCACATCGCGGATCGGTTGACGCTCGTGGCGGGCGACCTGTCGGACTCCGCCTCGCTCGTGGCCGCCGTCCATACGGCGATGCCGGATGAGGTATATAACCTCGCCGCGCAATCGTTTGTCCCGACCTCCTGGAACCAGCCCGAACACACCGCCAACCTGACCGGGCTCGGGGTGACCCGGATGCTGGAAGCGATCCGCCAGGTCAAGCCCGACGCGCGCTTCTATCAGGCGTCATCTTCGGAGATGTTCGGCAAGGTCCGCGAGGAGCCACAGACCGAGCAAACCCCGTTTTACCCCCGCAGTCCATACGGCTGCGCCAAGGTGTATGCCCATCATCTGACCGTCAACTACCGCGAGTCGTACGGGCTGTTCGCGGTCTCGGGCATCCTGTTCAATCACGAGTCACCCCGCCGTGGCCCGGAGTTCGTGACCCGCAAGGTGACGATGGCCGCCGCGCGGATCGCGCACGGCAGTCAGACCAGCCTGCACATGGGCAACCTCGATGCGGAGCGAGACTGGGGCTTCGCGGGCGATTACGTCGAGGCGATGTGGCTGATGCTCCAGGCCGACACCCCGCGGGATTACGTCATCGGGACGGGCGTCACGCACTCGATCCGGGACCTCTGCGAAGTCGCCTTCACCCGCGTCGGGCTGGACTACCGGGCTCACGTCGTCATCGACCCGGCGTTCATCCGCCCGGCAGAGGTGGATCACCTGCGGGCCGACCCCTCGATGGCCTATTTCGAGCTCGGGTGGGCCGCGCGCATGGAGTTCCCGGCCCTGATCGCGATGATGGTGGATGCAGACGTGGCGCGGTTGTGAACCTCCTGATCCTGTCCAGCCATGGCATCCTCGAACACGACGACCTCCGCCTCTTCACCGACCTCGGCTATACGACGTTCCTGCCGGGCGGCTACTCCAATCCGGCGCAACCCGGTGAGACGCTCCGTCCCGCGCTGCCGGACGTGCCCTACCACGCCGACCTCGACGCCCTCTGCCACGCCCAACGGCGGAAGCACGAGGGCCAGCCGACCGAGTTCGGGATCATCGACTGGGCCAAGGCCGACCTCCACCCCGACCTGATCGCATGGGCCGACGTGATCATGGTCAACTGCTTCCCGGATACCTGGATCGGCTACCAGTGGGAGCGGCTCCGGGCGTCGGGTAAGCGGATCATCTGGCGCACCATCGGCCAGTCCTCCCCGATGCTGGAACAGGAGATGAAGCAGTACCGGGCGCAGGGCTTGGAGATCGTGCGCTACTCCCCGGCGGAACGGCGAGCGTTCGCACCCCTCGGGGCGTTCGCGGGTGAGGACGCCATGATCCGGTTCGCCAAGTACCCGTCCGATTTCGGGCCGTGGATCGGGGACAACGCCGTGGTGGGCAACGTCACCCAGCACATGGACACCCGCGGCGATCACTGCGGGCTCAACTTCTGGCTGGCCGCGACGGAGGGGCTGCCGGTGCAGATGGCGGGCCTCGGCTCGGACGTGCTCGGCGGGGTCGGGACGCTGACGTACCCCGCGATGCTCGACTATTTCAGCCATCTCCGGGTCTACCTGTACCTCGGGACGCAACCCGCGAGCTACACCCTCGCGCTCATGGAGGTCATGCTCGCTGGCGTACCGGTGGTGAGCATCGGCCCCCGGCAGATGTGGGTCCCGGCGCTGTTCGAGGGCCATGAGATCGCCGTGGAATGGGCCGATCATCCCCACCAGGCGCGCGAGATCCTGACCGAATACCTGCGCGCACCCGATGTGGCAGCCTCGGAGTTCACCCGCGAACGGGCGGTGGACCTGTTCGGCAACGAGACCGTTGGCGCGCAGTGGCTCGCCTATCTCGGGGCACCGTGAACCCCCGGCTCGGGCTGCGCCTCCCGACGATGGCCCTTGCCTTGGACCTACTCGCGGAACGCGGCGGGACGAACATCCTCGAAACCGGCTGCGCCCGACAGGTGGACAACTGGGAAGGCGACGGCATGAGCACTCTCGTCTTCGGGGAATGGGCGAGCGCACATGGCGGCCATCTCACGACGGTAGACGCCGACCCCGGCAATCTCGCCACCTGCCGGGGTATAACGGGTCCGTGGGCCGACTGGATCACGTATGTGCAGGATGACTCCGTGCACTATCTCGGGACCCACACGGGCCGGGTGGACCTGCTCTACCTCGACTCCTACGATTACCCGCTGATTGACCTGCTCGAACTGGTCGGCGGGTTCGCGGACTTCGCCGGCAACGTCCAGAAACTCCACGCCCTCGGGGACGACTGGATCGTGGCGAACCACTGGGGCATCATCGCGGACGCGCAAACCCACGCCGAGCGCGAGATGCGGGCGGCGCTGCCGCTGCTCCACGACCGTTCGCTGGTGCTCATCGACGATGCCAGCCTGCCCGGTGGCGGGAAGGCGCGACTCGCTCGGAAGGTATTGGCGGATGCAGGCTGGACGTGCCGCCTCGACGCCTATCAGACGCTCTGGGAGAAGCCATGAAGGTGCTCGCGGACCACCACCACTCCGACCTCTGGGAAAGCCTCGAGATGCTGTTCACCGACCGCTTCGGGTGGGACCTGTTCCGGCCCATCGGGATGGAGTGGTTCGATGAGGGGATCTGGAACTTCGAACGCAACCGGACATGGGAGCCCGAGTGGAAGGGCGACGAGGTTGCCAAGCAATACCTCACCCCGTACTCCACCGACCGCCAGCTCGCGGACTGGTCCGAGCGCGATGACGACACGCATCCCGGGCGCGTCTACAAGATGGTCACGGTCGAGCAGGCGCGGGCGATGGGCCTCGACATCATCATCGCCTCGCTCGAGGCGAACGAGGAAGGGCTCGCAGGGCTGGCCCGCGAGGTCGGGGCGAAGTTCGGCATCCAGTGTGGCAACGAGGGGAGCAACAACCGGTACGACCTCGCGGACTTCGCGATGTTCAGCACGGGCCGGGAGTTCTACCCGACGACCTTCCCGTATATCACCTACCGGCAGGAGTTCAGCCTGAAGGACTTCCGGTTCGAGTACCCGCCGACCGAGCCGGACACGATCGCGACATGGGTCCAATGCCTTCCCTCGGGGGATGAGGACTGGGAGCGGTTCAAGGAGCTCGCGGTCGCCGTGCCGGAGATGCACTTCTACCACCACGGTCACTGCAACCAGGACTCGGGCTACTGGCGGTCCAATGTCAAGACCACCCGCGAGGTCGCGGCGCAGATGCGGGCGGCCCGGATCGGCATCCATTTCAAGCGCTGGTCGGACGGCTACGGGCACGTCATCCACAACCTGTTCGCGGTGGGCAAGCCGATCATCGCCACGGCCTACTACTACCGCGACAAGCTGGCCGCCTCGCTGTTCCTCGATGGCGTCAACTCGTGGGACGTGCAGACGCACTCCAAGGACGAGATCGTCGAGGTCATCCGGCGGCTGCACACCGACGACGACTTCCACCAGCGGGCGTCCGAGGCGTCACGGGACCGGTTCCACGAGATCGTCAACTTCGACGCCGAGGCGGACGCCATCCGGGAGATGTTCACGAGGATCCTGTGACCCTACTCGACGTGCCGCCAGGAGATGCGCCGAGCGACCTCGCTGATAACACCGACCGATACGAGGCCGGTGTATGACGAAGATTATGTTCTTTGGAGATTTAGCGCCCACGGGGTTCGGGACGGTCACGATGGACCTCGGGCGGGCGCTGCTCGACCTCGGCCATGATGTCCGGTTCGTGTCGCAGAATGAGGCCGGCGAACTCCCCGAGCCGTTCGCTTCGCGCACGTTCGTCGTCAATGACCCGGCCATCGTCGATCCCGACAAGGCGGCCACCTTCGGGGTCGATAGCCTGTCCCTGACCGCGCTCGGGGTGGCCGGGATCATCGACGGGACGCTCTGGAAGGACGGCTGGAAGGCCGAGGCTGGGGTCATGCTGGGCGACTTCACCGCCGCGCGAATGCTGGTCCTCGGGGACCCGCGCGCAACGGAAGCGTTCCGCTCGATCCCGTTCTTCCACTACGTCCCGATCGAGGGGATCGACCTCCCGCCCGGCTGGTGGGACCTGTGGGCGGTCGTGCATCCGGTCGCCATGAGCGAGTTCGGGGCGGACCAGATCGAGAAGGTCATCCACAAGCGCCCACCCGTCGTCTATCACGGGGTCGATACGACCGCCTTCCGGCCGGTCGAGGACAAGCGCCTCCGGCTCGGGGAGAAGCAACTCCGCGACAAGGCCGCCTGCAAGAAGTTCTTCGGCGGCGGCGCGCGCGGGCGCTGGCTGTTCCGGGCGGATCGGAACATGCCCCGCAAGCGCTACGCCTCACTGCTCCGGGCGGTCGCCCCGGTCATGGCCACCCGGCCCGATGTGTTCCTGGTCATCCATTGCCGGGCCTATGATCAGGGCGGCAACCTGCACGACCTGATCTCCAAGTACCCCGCGCACATCGCGAAGCGGATCGTCCTGACCGGGCTGGTCGAGGAATACGGCGCGGTCCCGCGGGACATGCTGATCGCCCTTTACAACACGGCCGACGTGTACGTGTCCACGAGCGCGGAGGGGTTCGGGCTGACCATCGCGGAGGCGATGGCGTGCGGCGTTCCCGCCGTGGGGATGGCGTATAGTGCCGTACCAGAGGTCATTGGCCCCGGTGGGCTGCTGGCCCCTGTCGGCGGGCTGATCGACAACGAGTACGATCACGCATGGGCGGGTGTAGATGAAGCGGCGTTCGGCATGCAGGTAGCCCGGTTGCTCGATGACCCCGCGCTGCGGGCGAGCATGGGCAAGGCGGCCCGCAAGCACATCGTGGCGTCGTTCTCGTGGGCGACCGCCGCGCGGCAGTTCTCGGACCTGTTCCTGGAGGCGACGGCATGACGACACGATCGCAGTGGGGCATCAGACGCCCACATGGCGAGGATGACGAGGAAGACCGGCTCCGGGCAGCGGCCGACCGCCGCGCCGGGTCATCCATCGAAGCACACGACAACGAGGCAGAGCACAAGGTCATCATCTACGGCCCGCGTGGTCAGGCGCTCGTGTCACAGAAGCCCCGCCCTGTCGGATTTAGATCGCGATGACGGCACCGGCACTTGTCACGGCGGCCAGCGTCCGCGAATACATGGGCCTGAACGCTTCCAGCTCGGACTCGCGCTACTCGGACAGCACGATCGGGAGCAACATCCGCGCCGCGGGCGCGTTCCTCGAACGGCATACCGGGCGCTACATCGGGGACCAGACGCTCACCCTGAAGTTCACCACGGAGCAGCGGGCGTGGGTGCCCATCCCCGGCCTTCGCACGGCGACGAGCGTGACCCTGAACGGCACCGCGCTGGTGGCCGACTCGGGCTACTACCTCATCCCGGACATGCAGCAGACGGGCGTCTACACCGGCATCCAGTTCCGGCCGTTCATTACCCGCGAGGCGAGCCCGTGGTGGCTCGGGCACTCGGACTGGTTCGACCGCGGGCTGGACCTGCGAAACCCCATGACCGGGACGGGCTACACGCGGAGCGTCCCGAACGATCTCGTGATCGCCGGATCGTGGGGTTACACCGACGCGATCATGCCCGAGGATGCACGCCACGCCGCCAAGGTGCTGGCCGGCTACATCACGAAACGCCCCGATGCCCTGCTGTCGGGCGGGGTCGCCACCGATAGCGGGACCTTCGACCTCAGCCAGTACCCGATCGAGGTCTCGGACTTCATCCACCAGTACGGCGCGTCCAGCTTTGTGCAGGGTGTCGGGTGAGCGCGTTCGTTATCAGCGGATCGCAGCAGCTCGTGAACCGGCTGCGCTCGATTGCCGATACCGAGCACCTGCTGCGCGACGTGGCCCTGGAGTCGGTCGCGTCGGCCAAGAACCTCGTCCCCCGCCGAACCGGCAACCTCGCCCGCACGATCCGGGTCCACCGGGTATCGAAAGACTTCCTCGAAATCGCGGCGGGCGGGCGGCGGGACGTGGGCTACGCGGCGGCGGTGGAGTTCGGGAGCAAGGCGCACACGATCGTCCCGCGCAAGGCCAAGGTGCTGGCATGGGGCGGGGCGCGGACGCTCGGCGGACGGCTCCGCAAGGGGGCCAAGGCCGAGTTCTTCGCCATGAAGGTCAAGCATCCCGGCAGCCGCCCACGGCCCTACCTCGTCCCCGGGCTGGAGTTCGGGGTCGCCAAGGTCGCCCTCCGTTCGATCATTGACGCCTGGAACCGCGGCGCATGACGACCACGGCCCGCGTTGACCTGACCGGGGCGGTCGTGACCGTCCTGCAAGCGCAGCAGACGGCAACGCCGACGCTCCTGCGCGCGGTCTATGTTGCCCGACCGGGCTCGTTCACGGAGCTCCCCGCGGCCTACATCGGCAATGCCGACGAGCGGATCACCTACTCCGCCGGCACCCGGACGCGGACGTTCCTCGGGCTGACCGCGGTCATCGTGGATGCGTTCTCGGATGCCATGGAGTCGGGCACGCGCATGGATCAGCTCATCGACCTGCTCGTGGATCGGTTCACGGCGGCCTATGCCACCGTGCCGGGCGGAGGCAACCTCCTCCAACTCAGCGGCGTCCGCGACACCGAGGTCACGGTGGAGGCCACGAGCGGAGTTGCGGCCATCTACCGGGGTGCTATTCTGGAGTTCGCGGAGACCTTCATCATGGAAGGCCGCACGTAATCGAATAGACGGGTCCTCCGTCCTCGCATCGCACACACCATCATCGCATCGCCGCTCTAGGGGCTGGACGGGAGGAACATCATGGCCATTCAGGGCCTCGTCCGGCTGCGCACCAACCAGGTCGCCAAGCAGTCGGTTATCGGGACCGCCGTCACCGCCACCCGCCGGGTGCCGTGGCGCGGGGCCGTCGTTTACAACCCCAACCGAACCGATCCCGATGTGGACGTGGGTTCGCTCGATCCCGTCATCCTGCCGTACATGACGGCTCCCGAGGTGACGTGGAACCCCACCGGCCCGATGACCTTCAATGACCTCCCGATCCGGCTCTCGGCGGGCTTGCTCGGCGGGGTCGCCCCGACCGGCGGCGGCACGGCCAAGACATGGACCTACACCTGCGCCTCGCTCACGGCGGATGCGTTCGACTACTGGACGGACGAGTTCGCGGACGACACCGAGGCGACGGACGCGATCATCGCCTATGGCGGCGTGGCCGACTCCCTCTCGGAAACCCTGCCCGAAGGGCTCGGGCCGTGGGAGTTCTCCGATAACTGGTTCTTCGCCAACGCCACGCTCGGCAGCAATGGGACAAACTCGCTTGTCGTGGATGCCTCGCCCGTGTTCGCCTTCGGGGCGGATACCACGATCACCCTCGACTCGCTGCCCGGCAACATCGGCGTCGCGCCGCTGACCGACGCGGTACACGGGGCGCAGCTCACGATCACGAACAATCTGGACCGGAAGCGGTTTGCCAACGGCTCCAACTCCCGGTTCACGCTCGGCGGCTACGGGCGCGGGGCGCGGGTCATCGAGCTCGTCCTGACCCTTGCCAAGACGACCGCGACCATCGCGGAAGCGGCCACCCTCGACGACACCCCGACCCCCAACCGGTATATCAAGATCAGCACGACCTCGACCGAACTGGCGCAGGCGGCCAACCCGTATAAGTACGAGCGGTTCCTGCCGTGTCGGCTGTTCAGCCGGGCGGAGGGTGAGATCGGCGGCAACGCCACGATCGTCCTGACCTACCGGGCGTTCTACGACAGTGTCCTTGCGTACGCCTACAAGGCGGTGGTCGTCAATACCCTCACCGCCCTCCCGTAAGGGGCACCATGAAAGGGGCTGCGACATGGACACCGTAACGGTCAGGGCGCGCGACTGTGCGTGTCCCGCCACGCCGCACGAGGATGGCGATACCGTCACCATCCTCGCCCGGCCCTCGCTCGCGCTGGGCCTCGCGGCGCAGGCGGACATCATCGCGGCAGCGGGCGACGGGACGACCCTCGCCCAACGCTGGATGCTCACCTACATCCGGCTCGGGGCGGTCGGCTGGAACCTCGTTGACGCGGACGGGCTGGCCGTCCCGTTCGACGTGCAGTGCTTGCTCGATGACTACACCTTCGCGGTGGATGTCGCGGACAAGGCCGACGATCTCTACTCCGAGGCGATCCTCCGCCCTTTGACGGCGAGGCTGAACGGGATATCGCCGACTGGTCGGACGACCGCCTCGACCTCTCGGCGCGTTCGGTCGATCCCCAAGCGGCGCGCGCCATCCTCGCGCGGGAGTTCGGCGGCTACGGCGCGGTCGATGCCATGACCTGGAGCGACTACCAGGCCGCCCTGCTCCTGCTGGCGGAGGAACGGATCGGCTCGCGCCTCCGGGCCGGGCAGCGAGCCGAAGATGCCGCCGTCGCGCGCAGTTTCGCGGGGCTGAAGAAGGATCGAGATGGGACTCGCTGAGACCGCCAACCTCGTCGCCCGGCTGTCGCTGAAGGACGACCTCAGCGGGAAGATCGGCGGGGTGGAGAGCAAGGTCGGGCGGATGAACCGTGCGCTCGGCACGACGGCCCGGAACCTCTCCCGTATCGGAGTCGTGGCCGGGACCGCGATCGCCGGGGCCTTCGCTCTCGCGATCAAGCAGGGCATCGGGAGCCTCGAAGACCTCGAGCGCGTCCAGAACCTGACGGCCGCCACAATCAAGTCCACCGGCTCGGCGGCGGGCGTGACCGCGCAGAAGGTGCGCGACCTCGCCATCGCGCAGGAGAACCTCACGACCGCCGATGACAAGATCGTCCAGGCGGGCGAGAACATGCTCCTGACCTTCACGGCCATCGGCAAGGACATTTTCCCGCGCGCGACCGCGGCGATGGTGAACATGGGCATCGCCATGAATGGCGGCTCGATCGAGGGGCTCGACCTCCAGAAGACCGCCATCCAACTCGGCAAGGCGATGCAGGACCCGGTGAAGGGCGCGACCGCGCTCCGCAAGTCGGGCGTGGCGCTGTCCGATCAGCAGCAGAAGCAGATCAAGAACTTCGTCAAGCTCGGGCAAGTCGGCAAGGCGCAGGCGATCATCCTGACCGAACTGGAGAAGGAGTTCGGCAAGGCGGGGGCCGCGGCGGGCACTGGTTTCGGGGCGGATATGCGGCGCTTCGATGACGCCGTCGAAGAGTCGCGCATGGCCCTCGCCTCGGGCTTCCTGCCGGTGCTCTCCAAGGTCGCCAAGTTCCTGACCAACGAACTGGCCAAGCCGTCCACCGTCGCCATGATCACGAAACTCGGGAACACCCTCGCGGGCGCGTTTGATGAGGCCGTCACCTTCGCCCAGAAGATCCCGTGGTCCTCGATCGCGGACGCCATGAGCATCGCCGGGGCCGGGGCGCGGGCCATCTTCGACGTGTTCAACGGGATGCCGGACTGGGTGAAGACCGCCGTGATCACCGGCTGGGGCGTCAATAAGATCACGGGCGGCCTGATCACCGATCTCGGGAAGGGGCTCATCAAGGGCGTGCTCGGGATGACGGCGGGCGTCGTGAACATCAACGCGGGCGTGGTCAATGGCGGCGGCCTCGGCGGAGGACTGGGCGGCGCAGTCGCGGGCGTGGGCGGCAAGGTCGGTCTCATGGCACTCGTGGCCGAGGCGATCCCGTTCGTCCTCGGGGCGACCGCGGTCCTCGGCGTGGCCCTCGCGGTCGCCGGGGCCCTCGGTGCCGACAAGGGCGCTGGGGGGACGGGCGGGCTCGGGACGTACAACGGGCGCACCACGATTGCGAACCGCGGCGGCCGGGGGGGGTACATGCCCTCAGGCGGTGGCGGCCAGCGGGCCGGGAGTGGTCGCGTCTCGCCCCTGATCGGGGACACCCGCAGCGAGTCGGTCGGCGGGTTGCGCGGGCTCAACCCCGGCGTGGCGACGAGCCTCCGGCTGGTGGACGGGTTCACGAAGTCCACCTCGCCGTCCATGAAGTCGATGGAGTCGCACCTCCGGGACATGAAGCGGATTGAGCAGAACATCCCGCATTCGGATCGGACGAATAGCTTGCTCATCACCGCGGCAGTCAAGGCGCTCGGAGACCGGATCGCGGCCATGCACTTTGTGGTGCAGGCCACGGCCAAGTCCAGCACGAAGGCCACCACGGCATGGAATAAGTCGGGCAACACGCAGCGGATGATCGCGTCCTGAGATGGCCATCCAGCATTGGTACAACGGGATCATCGTTCTCGATGCCGTGCAGTTGCGTGACGAACGCGGGTTCGCGGCGTCCGCCGAACTCGGGCAGGTCGAGGTCTGCTCGGTCATGGTCGAGGATGCCGGGGGGACGCGGGATTACGTCGGCCTGAAGTCCTGGCAAATCAAAGAAACCGCCGCGAGCGATCCGGTCATCTGGAACGGGTTCGTGACCCGCCAACGCATCCACCGGGGCGAGAGCGACCGGCGCTTCCCGACCGGCGCGGGACGGGTCTGGGAGATCGAACTGACCGAGGGCAACGGGATGCTCTCGCGCAAGGTCATCCGTTCCGGGGCGAGCCGGGTGAGCGAGACGGTGGCCGTCCGGCTGACGTGGCTCCTGACCACGACCGGCATGACCGGCGTCGTCGTGGATCACGGGCTGGTGGAGTCCTGCTCCACGGTCATGGATGCCAACGACTACACCGGCCAATACGCGATGGACGTGCTGCGCGACCTCGCCCTGATCTCGGGCTGGAACTTCCTCGTGCGCTGGCGGGCGGCATCGTCGGACCTCGAACTCATCTTTTCCGACTTCGACGTGTCGGCCCTCGATGCCTCCACCCTCCAGGTGTCCAACGTCCTGTCCGACGTGGATCAGGTCACGACGTGGTTCCCCGGTGGGGATGCGACCCTCGTGCGCGACCCCACCCGGATCGCGGCGGGTGTCTGGCTACCGTATGCCAACGGCAACGCCTACGGCAGCAACGCGACCACGGCGGCGACCTTCGCGGATGTGGATCAGGTGGCCCCGACCCCGACCGTCAAGGACTCGGGAGCGGCGACGGCGCTGGTCAATCGGTTCCTCGCCAGCCACAACGTGCAGGACGAACGGCTGGAGTCGGTACGCCTGACCGTCCCGCGGGCCAACGTCAACGATGTCAAGCATGGGCAGATCATCCCCTCCGCCCGCTTCTCGCACCTGCCGGGCTGGACGACCGCCCGCGGCGCGCGGGTGCTGTACAAGTCGGTTGGCCTATTCAGCGACAGCCCCGACGCCTACACGGTGGACCTTGTGCTGTCCCCGATGGCGCCGCTCGTGGCGTCCTATGCCCGCCTGACCCGCGGCGGCAACAACAACCCCGTCTACGATTACCGGACCAATACGCCCTTCATTTTGCAGTACGAAAATAACGGCGACTATCCGCACGCCGGCGACGTGCTCGGCCCCACGCCGCTCGCCGGTCCCCTGGCCTATACGGCCACGAGCTCTCCGGCCGGTGGCCCCTACACCGTCCCGACGAACATGGGCATCGGCATCCAGTGTCTCGGGGCGGGGATCCTGAGTTCGATCACGCTGAGGCAGTCGGCCATCGAGGTTATCACCGGCACGCAGACCTATGTCGTCGAGATCCGGCGCAACGCGATAGTCGTAGGCTCGGCCTCCGTCTCGGTTGGCCCGGGAGCGGCGACGCCCGAACTCAGCGTCACTGCCACGAATGTCACCGTCAACATCGGCGATGTGATCTCGGGCTGGATCAGCGGCACCCAGCCGAAATGGCTTGCGCCGGCTGGAGTCGGCGCGGACATCTTCGCGCTCGTGGTCACCGGCAATCTGCGGGTCCGACCATGAAGGTCAACAACTTTACGAACGAGATGGGCGATGTCGTCCAAGGCCCGTCCGGGCTGACGAGCTACACCACCGCCGTGGCCGTGGTAGCGGCGTCGCTGGCAACCCCGGCCATCGTCCTCGGCACCGCTGCGGCAGCGGGCGCAGCCGCGACCACCATCCGCTCGGACAGCACGATCGTGGCCTTCGATGCGACCTCCCCCACGACCTCTGCGGTCGGAGATGCGGTCGCCACCGGTTCGGTTGCCCTCGCCGCGCGGCGGGATCACCGCCACGGACGGGAGGGGTTCGGCTCGCCGGTCGATATCGGCACCGGCAACGCGGACGGTAGCGCGGTCACAGTTTCGCGCAGTGATCACGTCCATATGGGCGCGCTGCCCGAGTTCGATCACACGCACATCGTGGGTGAGGCGATGCTCGGCAACGGTTCCACCACCGTCTTCTACCTTGCCAATGAGGCATCGGAGGACCAGGAGCCTGCCGTCTATGTCAACGGTCTGCGGACGGACGTGACCCTCTCAGGCATGTACGACGCGATCACCTTCGCGGTCGCCCCGCCCGCGGCATCATCTATCCGCCTCGATTATGTTCCGGCCTTGGCCTGAAGGAGCGACATGAGCAACCTGCTGTACCAAGCCCGCGGTCGGCAGATCGTGGCCTTCCTCACCAATAAGTCCGGCGCGGCCCTCGCGGCGGGCGACGTGGTGATCCTCGACTCCGCGAACAACGAAGCCGTCACGACCACGAACACCGCGGCGGTCACGTCGGGCGTCGGGGTGGCGCAGGAGGCGATCTTCAATGGTTCCAATGGCCGGATTGCGATCGCCGGCCATGTCCCCTATATCAACGTCAACGGCTCCAACGTCAACCGCGGCGACTATGCCCGCACCGCGCTTGCGAAGACGGCGGGCGATGCGGGGGCTGCCCGGGCACAAGGGACCTTCGCGCAGTTCATGACCAGCGGGACCGCGCCTTCGGGGCTGCTGTTCCCGATCCCGGACGTCACAGGAACGCCGCTCAGCAATCCGATGACCACGACTGATGACATCATCCGGTCGGCAGACAACTCCGGAACCCCCGCGCGACTGGCCAAGGGCTCCGCCGGGGCCGTCCTGGCCATGGGCAACTCGACGATCATCTGGAATGCCGGAACGTCGTTCCCCGCGAGCAAGGCCACGAATGATCGCCATTGGCGGACGGACATCCTCGGCGGGATGGGGTTCCTCTGGGATGGGACCCGCTGGGTATCGGATCATCTGTTCCGCGAGCCGTTCACCGTCGGCGACCAAGTGCAATCGGGGACGGTGACGCAGGCGGCCTTTTACCGCAACTATCTCGGCTGGGCCGGCGCCTATGACGTCTGGCATACCTCGATCTACTGCGATTCGTTTGTTTCAGGTACCAATAACGGCACGAACTACTGGACCGTGGCTGTGAGTCGTGCCCCGAGTGTCACGTCACTGGGGAGCTTTACGACGATCGCGGATGCCGGCAGCACGCACACGAGCCACACGATCGCGGTCAATGCCCTGGCTGGCACCTCCGATCTCATGACCATCGTCGCCATCACCAAGACACTATCGCCGGGGCCTCTCTTCCTGTCAGGCGTCATGTGTTACCGCATGGTCGCGACCTAAGACTACGAACGACAGGATCCCGGCCCCAATCATGCTTGACAGCGGTGTATAACGGGGCGTAGAGTTCGCGTCATGGGAGACATGACCGAGACTACCATCCGCCGAATGCGGGAGGCCACGGGGCTTTCGCTGCGCGAGGTCTCCCGGCGTAGCGGGATCAACCCCGGTCGCCTTTCGATCATCGAGCGGGGCGTACTCGCCACCCCGGCCGAAACCCGCCGCCTGTTGGCGGTGCTGGCCGGATCACAAGGGGAGACCGATGGACGTACGTTGCCCTGACCGGATGGGGCTGTCGCGCTGCGAGCAACCCGCCGGACATGTGGGGATGCATCGCCGCGGCGACGACGCGAAACGGCGGAACCGGCGATGACCGAGCGCGTAATCACGAACCGATCGGGGTCGGTGCTCTACATTGCCGAGGGAGCGGCGGATGTCCGAGCGGCCGTAGAGGCTGCCGTGAAGGCGCGCGCCGACCTCACGGACGCCAACCTCACGCGCGCCGACCTCACGCGCGCCAACCTCATGGGCGCCGACCTCACGGACGCCAACCTCACGCGCGCCGACCTCACGGACGCCAACCTCACGCGCGCCGACCTCACGGACGCCAACCTCATGGGCGCCGACCTCACGGGCGCCAACCTCACGCGCGCCAACCTCACGGGCGCCAACCTCATGGGCGCCAACCTCACGGACGCCTACCTCACGGACGCCAACCTCATGGGCGCCGACCTCACGGGCGCCAACCTCACGCGCGCCAACCTCACGGACGCCAACCTCACGCGCGCCGACCTCACGGGCGCCAACCTCATGGGCGCCAACCTCACGGACGCCTACCTCACGCGCGCCAACGGCATCAATCCCTATCGGGTCAATCCGCTCCTCATGCTGCGCGACCAGCCGGGCACCATCGTGGCCTACAAACTGGTCGACGATGCGTACCGCAGCCCGATCCAGACAACAGGCAAGCTGACCTATCACCTCGGCGCGGTCATCAAAGTCCCGAACGCCGACACCGACGAGACGACCCAGTGTTCCCGGGGGGTCAACCTCGCAACCTTGCCCTGGTGCATGGCGCATTGGAGGCCCGGCTACCGCATCTTGCGCATGAAGTTCACCGCGGCGGACATCGCCGCGATACCGATCGGCGACGGCAAGTTCCGCGTGCGTCGCGCAACGGTCCTCGCCGAAGTGGACCTCGTGGTCATCGGGCTCGTCGAGGCCAACCTGCCGGCGGCGGCTCCCGCGAAGAAGCGCCGGAAGGTGGCTCCCTGATGGCCCGGGTCGGTGTCTCGCCGTGGGCGCGCGCGGCCATCGGTGACCGCTGGGCGCTGCTCCGGGAGATCGGATCCCCCGACGACTACGTCTGGATCGGGGCGCGCTCGGTCCGCGGACCCTTCACGGCGTCGTGCGGGATGGCGCGAGCGGTGGCCCTCGATCCGATCGAGGCGGCGCGGATGGTGGTGGGGCTGGTTGCGGGGCGGGTGCCGGCATGACCGCCGCGGTTGGCCGCCTCGCCATCGCCGTCCACGGGATCCCCGTCCCGCAAGGCTCACTGCGGGCATTCGCCCGGAACGGCCATGCCTGGGCGACCAGCGACAACCCGGCGACCCGCCCCTGGAAGGCAGCCGTGACCGCCGAGGCGGCACAGGTTGTCGAACGCTCCGGCCTGCCCTGCCCGGCCTTCGGTCGCGAGCCGGTCCGCGTCACCGTGACCTTCCGGCTCCCCCGTCCCAAGGGCCACTTCGGCGCTCGTGGCCTGCTTCCCTCGGCCCCGACGTTCCCCGCCGCGAAGCCGGACCTCGACAAGCTCGCCCGAGCCGTCCTGGACGCCCTCACCGGGATTGTCTGGCGCGACGACGCCCAGGTCGTGGAGCTGGACGTTGCCAAGCGCTACGCCGATGGCGAGCTCGTCACGGTGATCGATGTGCAGGCCCTCCGATGACCACCTTCGCCGAGCTGCTGACGAGGGCACTGGAGACCTTCCGTCCACCGGAGTCGTTCGAGGAATGGCGGGACGCCGTGGATCGCTCCTATGCGGACGATGCCGCACTGATCCTGCGTGCCATCGCCGCGGACCCCGAGACGATCCCCGTCCTCGCCGCGGCGCTCGAACAGGCCGAGAGCGGGGATGCTTCCACCTACGAGCACTTCGCCGCCGGCCTGCTCACCGCCCTGCTGATCGAGGAGACAGCATGACCACCGACATCTACGGCCCCAACACCATCGCCGTGGCCGCCTTCATCGAGCGCCTGCGGACGCTCACCCCGGAACAAGCGGACCGACTCGCCGCCGCATGGGACGCCGCCGCAGACGCCGCAGTCGCCCTCGCCCTCCGTGACCTCATCAGCCCGGAGCACTTCGCCCTCCTCGTCGCCCCGTTCGTGGATACGGGGCTCGGGGAGTGGGTCGGGATCGAAGGGGAGACACCCGGCGAGTGGCGGCATCTCCCACAACGGCGTGTGCGGCTGCGCGATAGCGTGCCGGGGGATTACTGCGCGGTTGGCGATGGGCCGTGGCCCTGTGACGCCGAACGGATGCGTCTCCGCGCCGAGGCCGCCGAGGCCGAGTTGCGGGCATTGGCGGGCGACCGATGAACGCCCTCGACTTTGCGGACCACGAACTCGGACGAGTGCTAGGGAATACCGACCACCCAATCCTTCAAGAGTTCCGTCGTTTGCGGGCTCTCACCGCCCTCCCCGACGAACCCGACTGGAAGGCCCGCGCCGAGGCCGCCGAGGCCCGGCTTGCTGACTCGCTGGACGCCGCATGGGCCGCTGCCGAGGCCGCGATGCCGGAGGGATGGGATATGGGACTGACCTGGGCTGAC